TTGTAAAGTAGTAGGGTCTGAACCCATTACAGGGTTTCCACTACCGTCTAATATAGTAGCACCAGTTCTAGTATTAGTAACTGGTTGTGCAGTAGTAGGCCTATTAGCTGCTCGTTGTTTACCTTCCGCAGTACCACCACCATAAGTAATCATACCAGAACCAACTGGATTAAGTATTCTTTTCATTGAAAATGGATTATACATTCTTAGAACATCCTCTTGTGTAATTTGTTCCTATTATAGAATCTTCGGAAGTGGACTTGATTAGCGGTTCCGTATAGTTCTGTAGTTGTCTTCCTTATTGCTCTCATCATCTTACGTGTGTGACCAAAAGGGGCTATAAATTCCATACCCCAGAGTTCATCTGAGGTATCTTGTTTGTAATCTTCTTTACTAGGTACATACTTATCGTTTAAGAAGAGATTAGACTTAGTAGTTGATAACCAACACCAAGTTATTAATCCTATAGGTTTAGTATCTTCATAATAGATTCTTATCTTATCATGTTCTATAGGAAGTAGGAGAAAGGTATTAACTTCACTAGGAGTATACGTTGAGTGTATATCCCCTAGTCCTAATAAGCTAATACCATCTACTACTGCTGTGTACTTGTCTATAACCATTAGTATACCTATATATTACCGGGGGCAACCTTAAGTTAATTATACACATGTTTGACACATCTGTCAAGTACTTTCTTTAATTAATCTATACTTATTAAAGTTATAGTAGCAAAACCCCTACCACCATCACCTGATAAAGACGTCCTAGTCCCTGTACTAGCTGTAGCTGATAAGCAAAAGTTAGGTTGGCCACCTGCACCAAAGATTGAATCAGTAGTAGCAACACTTAGGTTACTTCCACTCGTACTCAGATAACTATTAGTTAGACTACCCACCGTACTAGTGGTGGTAGAGTAAGGCGTCAAACTAGATAAGTCAGGGTCACTGAAGTCAGTAGCAGTACCGTTAATAACTGCAATTGCCGTAAGGTCATCGTAGGCTGAATCAGTACTAATACCGAGTCCTAGGTCCGCAGGTTTAGCAAAAGCCATTCTAACACCGTAACCACTGGTACTAGGTATTGTGTCACCTATGGAGAATGAAGAAGTGCTTGCTCCATTCCTATTGATATCACCGCCAGTAGCCGTACCACCTACACCACCTGTTATGGCAACATTGAGGGTGTTATCGTTATCTTGCAGATAAGCCTGACCCTCACTACCTCCTCCGGCTGATAGGCTTAAGCCGTTAGGACCAGTACAGGTTGTAGCATTTCCGGGGTCATTATCATGGCTACCAACACCTGCTTCATACAAAGTATTGAAGGCAGCATGTGAATTAGGCTGTCTAGTGTTATTACCTTCCGCAGTACCTCTAGAACCCACTACAAGGTTTAGAACATCTCCAGTAGTTAGAGATACTGTCTTTTCAACATAACCTCCTGCACCACCACCAGTAACCCACGCATATATGTTAGGCTCATCATCTTGGCCTATAGCCATACCTGCACCACCGCCTCCTACTAGTCTTATAACAACAGTGCAGTCTATTTTCGCTGTGTAAGTGTAAGTTCCAGGTATGTATTCAATTATATTGATAGGTGTGTTAGGTACTTGGCTAACCCATTCACCTGCTGTAGCCCCTGCATTAACTGCTAAGAGTTGTCCTGCAGTACCTAGGGCACTAGGTATTGACTCTGTAACTAGATTTGATATATCTCTTGCGTTACTCATAATATTCTCCTCTATAATTTCTGTAGCTGTAGGGTGCTGATGGAAGCTACGGTAGTAGCATTACCTGACGTAGTACTTATTCTTTTACACTTAAGTTCAATAGTATCACTAGCGGCAAGAGCTAGTGTCCTATCTATACTTATATAGGTTTCGTCTGCACCGGTGTCCGCCCTTACATAGCCCCCTTGTATACGAGCAACCTGAGTGCTGCCGTTCTTAACGATAGACAACTCACCTACCCAACGGTAAGTACTGGTAGTACCTGTGACACCTACAGTGCCTTTTACGATGTAGTTACCTGCTTCAGTTACAGTAACAACACCTGCTGTGTTACTATAGTTATTTGTATCTTCTATTTCAGCATTGGCTATATTTAGCACAACGTCTGTAGTAGCATTTACGGATGCACCTCCTGAGTTATCCACATAGACGGCTACTGAAGAAGTAGGATTAGACCATTCACCGGCTGTAGCTCCAGAGTTAACTGTTAAAACTTGTCCTGCTGTACCCAGTGAGGTTGGAATGTTTGCAGCTAAGTCAACACCATCTACAGTGCCAGATACTGTTATATTCCCAAATGAAGGACTATCGTTAGGCTGTACTGCACTATCAGCTAGAGCTCCTTGACCCGCTGAAGCTGCATCGGCTATATTAAACCTGTCCCAAGCTATAACTTCTACGTTATCATTTAAAACAGCCCCGGCAGTGAATACCACTGACGTACCGTTAGTTGCTGTATAGTCTGTAGAGTTTACTAACTTAACACCGTTTAAATAAACATCTACAAGACCCGCTGTGTAAGTCACTGCAAAAGTTGTCTGTGATGCTGTAGCTACGAAAAGTGATCTAGTGTAGGTTCCAGGGCCAAACGATGGTAGGACTTTTGTACTAAGATTAGCCATTATACTACGTCTCCTTTAATTGGCTTATCAGGCCATGTATGTGTTATAGGAAATCCATCTTGTTGTGGTAAGTCCCGTAAAGACTGTCTGTAAGCTATCTCAGCTTCTGACATGGTGCGGTCACTAACAGACATCCAATCAGTATCTTTTAGAGCAGCATCACGTTCTTCACGTAGTGCGTCAGCACTCTTAACCTGAAGTGTCCAACCCTTAGTCCATATGTTGCCAATAAGAGTAGGTGTAGAGTCTTTGATTGCTATCTTACCAACTTCTTTAGGTTCAGCTACACTGCGTACTCTATACACACCTTGTTCATTAAGTTGGCGGTTAGATATAGCAACACCATAAATAGTGTTCTTGTTGTCTGTACGGAAGGCTGCCTCTGAATATGCTACAGGCTTACCATCTACTACCTTAATAAGTTCCATTATACTACTTCCTCTCCAATGAGTTTAACTGTTACACCGGCATCTATTGTGCTAAATTCTAGTGTGGTTTTCTGTCCTGCAAGAGGTGTTACTTTAGGTGAGTTTTCTACTGCTGCTGGAAGAGTTACAGTTGCTACTGTACCTAGGCTATACTCATATATGCCATGCGCACCATAACTACTAACATACATCTTACTGCCATCATCATTAAAAGCTACTCCCCTTGGGGATTCCATATCAAGAGATACTCCTATACTTGATGTATAAGTAGTTGTGGTAATATCCCAAGCTGTGCTTAATGTGTACTGGTGGACAGAATCAAAATCAATACCTGTAATAAACATTTTAGTACCATCTGTTGAAAAAGCCACACCATAAGGTCGTGTTTCTTGATTACTTATATCGGTCTGACTTACAAAAGTAGCTGAAGTAACAAGCCAAGGTGTGCTTAATGTAAATTGAGTAACATCGTCGTTAGTGTAGTCCATCAGATACATCTCAGTACCATCAGGTTTAAAGAACATTCCAGATGGGTATGCTACCCAAGTGGATACACCTTTTACCCGTCCGTATACTGCTGTAGATATATCCCATGCTGTGCTTAAGTCATACTCATTAACATCATCACCAGTGTGACCTGTAATATACATCTTAGTACCATCAGAACTAAGAGATACGTCGTTAGGAGTAGCCTCCCGAAGTCCTATATTGTATGACTGAACAAAGGATACTGTGGTAATATCCCAAGCTGTGCTTAGGTCATACTCAGTTAATAAATCATCAATAGCAGCTACAACATACAACTTAGTACCGTCAGGTTTAAAGTGCATCCCACTTGGATACAAGCCTGCTCCATTTTTATATGTGGCATCACCAAAAGCCGATGTACTAAATTCAGCACTATAAGCGGCTGTGGTAACATCCCATGTGTCTGCTATATTTGTGCTATCATAGCTGTAACGCCAATTAGCTTCAGTAGGAACACTAGCAAAGCTAACAGTTGTATTTGCAGCTAGTTCACCATTATCAAAGAAATTATAAGAACCTACATCAAGTGATGGTGTAGCGCCTGTAACTTCTACAGGAAGAAACCCTATACCAGTTAAAGATGAACCATCACCAGTTGGCTGCAATGCACTGTCAGCAGTAGCACCTTGAGTAGCTGTAGCGTATGCACCTGTGTCTGAAGCTATAGTAGCGTGAACTTGCCATGTAGTCCCATCATAAAGGAAGGTTACATAAGTTCCACCAATATCCATAGTCATGTCTTCTGCATCACCTTCGATAGTAGAGCCATTACGGCCTACTGTAAGGCTAACTGTAGCCCAATCAGCACCATCACTGATTGTAACATAGTCACCTGTAGTTGGTGATGATGGTAAAGTAATTGTAAAAGTTCCACCAGAAGTATCAGCAATGATACCCTCTAGGTGTGATGCTGTGTAGTTAGCAGTCTTACGAACAAATTCCATCCCACCACCACTTGGGTCAGACCATTGAGCAGTACCTGAAGAAAGGTAGGTCAGAACTTGATTTGCAGCACCGGCTGTAGGTATATGCTTATTACCTGCTGTTGTAGGGTGCACGTAGTTATTAGCAGATGCTTCTATATTATCTAATTTAGCACCATCGACTGAAACATTTCTACCATCAAAGGTGGAGTTAGTTGTAATAGCACCTGTCATCGCTCCGCCCGCTTTAGGTAAAGCAGCGTCTGCTGTAGTAGTTGTGCTTGTTAGTATTCCGTCTCTTGCAGCTATATCAACACCGTCTACTGTACCTGTTACTGCTACGTTTCCTGATACATTTATTCCTGTTGATGTTGTGGCTAGTTGTTCTGCGCTATCGTAGTAAAGTTTTACCGCAGCGTTATTCTCACACTCGATAAAATACTCTGATGCAGTAGGGTTTCCTAGTCCAATATTAGCTCCGCCAATCCAAAGATTACCTGAACCAGTTTCTTTAAAGTAACTATGTGTTCCATCACTGTAAATCTGTAAGTCTGAATTAGCACCGAATACTGCTTTGTCATCGTCACCGAAGTTTATGTCACCCGTTACTGTACCACCGGCTAATGGTAAAGCCGCATCAGCTTTAGTTCCTTGGGCGGCTGTAGCATAGTCTGTAGAAGCTGTAGTAGCTGCTGTGCCTAGTCCTAGAGATGTACGAGCAGTTGCCCCACTCTCGGCTACCCAAGCTGTACCATTACCTACAATAAAGTTACTATTAGCATTAGATAGAGCTGCTATGGCTGTAAGGTCCCCGTCTAATGGTTGCTTATCATTAAGTTGTGTTTGTAGATTAGCTGTAACACCATCTGAGTAGTTGATTTCAACGGCTGTAGCTGTAATGTCAGTACCACCAAAGTTAAGAGACTCTAAGTAAGCTTTGTTAAAAGAAGCTGCTGCCTTACCTAAATCATAAGTAGCGTCAGACTTAGGGTACAAAGCTGAACCGTCCCCTATAAACTCTTGAGCAGGACCTAACTTAGAAACAGCACCGCCTTCTGCAGACGTACCATCATGGGTATGGCCTGATGTTCCAAATGCTGTTTGGATAGCATCAAACTCACCATCTAAATCGGCAGCATCAATTACATTACCGTTTGCTATGTTGTTAGATGAGTCGTTCCGTGTATAACCTGTTCCCATTTCTATTTCCTATCGTTGTTTGAGTATTCGAGTAGAACTGTGTCTACTACAAAAGGTGGATTACCTGCAGTTGTAAATTCGTATTGTAAGGAAACTGTGAAGAAAGAACCAGTTGTATTTGTTTCTATAACTGTTTCTGGGTCTCCACCGTATTCAACATCTCCAAATATTGCACTACCAAATACAGAGAAGTTACCGCCACCTGACAAAGGTTGTATAACATCAGGTCTTTGAAAGTCATACTTAAAGGTTAAGTTACCATTTACGTCACCTTCTGGGTCATAATAAGTAGTAGCTTTAAATAGTGTCTTTCTCATTCTTGGGTCATTAATAGACATAAAAGGTGTAAATAGTCTAGATGTTATTGCAGTACCATCGAATGTGTTACCAACGTCTAGTTTATATAAGTAACCTGTTTCTCCTACAAACAAAGCAAGGTCTTGTGTACCTGTGTTAACTGAAGAAGCTCTATATGCTTTTATACCTTTAGTTTCTGACCATGAAAAACTGTTAGCGTCTTGGTCAGCAAACTGAGTTCCTATGTAGCCTTCAGCAGAAGACTCTGTTTGACCACTAGTAAAACCCATTATACGATACTGAGATTTACCTCTAATAGTTATTGATACAAGATTACCATAAGTGTTACGGAAGCTTGTTATATTATCTTGAATGTTACGAGAAGCTAATGATAAGTTAAAGTCACCAATACGTGCAGTAGCACCTAAGAACCTTAGACCATCAGGTCCCATGAACATAATATCACCACCAACTTCTTGGATAGTATCTGGCTCTGAGCAACCTAAGTCTTCTGATATCTCTGCTAACTGGAATGTAGCTGCACTAGTTCCTGATAGTTGATGTATGCTTGAGTTAGTAAATATAATTAGTTTATCACGGAATGTTACTAAACCTGTAATACGAGAAGGTAGTCTTAAAGTCCCTGCACCATTACCTGTATTAAAATCATTCTGTGCAAATGGAGCTGTAAAACTTAGTAAAGAACCTTTACCAAAGAATAGATGATCATGGAATTGAGATACAACCTCAGCACCTAATATATCTGCAGTACCGTCTAGTGTATTAACACCCTCTGAAGAACCCCAAGTAATAGGGTAGTTTGTACTGTCAACCATAACAACACGTTCTGTACCATCAAAGTTAAAGTCAACAAATCTAGCTTTACTGCCACCTGTTTGATTACGGCCTAGGAATGTTATAATAGCATTATCAGCAGGTGCACTAGCTAAAGCAGGGTATATAGATACAACAGTATGACCTGATGAAACTGATGGTGTTGCTAGAACTGTATAAACCTTTTCGATACCTGCTATACTAAATGTATCACCTATACGAGGTGCTATAGCATCATCAGCGATACCATCTATGTCCATTGAAGAACCTGTATGACCTGAGTGCTTAACTCTTACATCACCATAATAAGGTGCACTTATATCAGTGTAAGCAACACCTGATGTAGAGAATAAAGAACCATCACGTAAAACTATAGCTACACTAGAGTCAGTAGTTGTGTCTGTGAAGTAGTGTAGACCTTCGATAAGGCTTACTCTATTATCAAATATAACTGCTGCTTTATCTGCAGGGCTGCTAGCTAGGCTAGGTGTTATTGTTAAAGTATTCTCTTTATTAGTTGAACTGTAAGAACTAGAAGAAACAGTATAAGTTCCTGAGACACCATCTACAGCGAATGTAGCGCCATTAGGTATCTCCATGTATGTATTTGCAATAATAAGGCTAGTGCCTGTCTGTGAGCTTCCTTGGACGACTGGAGAGCCATATGAAGGTACAGTTGAGCTAGAGTACTTAGCAAAACCATTAATACGCCTATAACCACCTTTTACAGAAGGTTCAAAGTTAATTAATGTTCTAGCTGAACCTGGAGCTTTAACCCCTTGTTGCAGTCTAGACATATTGCTTATTAATCCACCCTTAAGCTCTAGTGGAAATGATTCCCAACCTGTAGCCATTAGAATCGTACCCTATGGTCATAAATGTATTCAAATCTGTTGATGTAAATACTTCTCATATTCTTAACACCGTCATTAAACTTACTCAAAGACATACCTGCTGATTGATTATCATTACGGAACATCTGGACGTAGTACATAGCACCATCAGTTATTATATGTCTATACGCTTCTGGAACAGAAGGTACATCTGAAAATAGAATAAGATCAACTGGTAACGAGTACATCTCGTAGACTAGCTCATAATCTTGATCAGGAGATGGGTATACAATGTACTGATTACCTGGGGCTTGTATAATATGTGTAGGTATCTTACGAACACTAGCGTTTTCATTATACTCATCATCGACATGCTTAGCTAAGTACTCTTCATAATCCATTCTCTTTAGCATAACAGTTGTGTTATTAAAGGAAGTATTACGTTTAATACGGAATGTATTGTAGTCTACTGTCTTAGCGTTATAAGGTATATCATATCTCATATCACCTGCAGTTAATACATCTTCTTGCTCTAAGAAGTTAAAAGGCCATTGAAATGCCTCTTGATTAAGTAGTCTAATAGAAGAGTTAACAGCATCTTTAGCTGTGTTGTAGAAACCTGTTGCACCTGCAAAAGAAGTAGAGTCTAGCTCTGTTTCATTTACTCTACGGTTTAAGTCATTCACCAACTCTAAGTAGTTATATGCCATTGTTATCGTTCCTTAATTGGTAACTGTATAGTACGCTCAGATACTAGTGAAGTATTATAAGTTACTGCACATATAACTTTATAAGTCTTGTTAGCTGTACCTGCTCCAAAACGAGCTGTAGCCACTGTGCTTGTATTAACTTGTTGATATAAAAGTAGACCATCCACTGTTTCACCTGAGGACACTAATGTTTTAGTTCCATCTGCAGCTTTAATAAACCAAGCTACTGACTCTATGTTATTTGTGTCTAGGAATCTTGACCAGTCTACTGAGTAGTCTAGTACCTCATCGGGGTCTTTAAAAGGCCATTTCATTATGCTGCTATCCTATCCGCTAGTATTAATACGTTTCTATTCTCAGCAAGTACTAGTACAGTGTTACTGTAGTCTTGAGAAGCTACTGTTACTGATCTGTTCTCTGAAGGTATATTTATAGTAAATTTAGTATCTTGATCTATAGGTGTTAATTCTACTATACCTACATTGTTAGATACTTGTGATGTAGTTACTGGGCTTGTTGTTGCACCTAATAGGTGTATTTGCTCTAGTTGAGGTGCTGTTAGATTAAAGTTTGTTTCCGTATCTTCCGCAATAAGGTTATTAAAGCTAACCACATTAGGTGAGGTAGTAGATGTAGAAGAGTTAAGATTATTTGCAGTAAGAGTTTGATTTTGATTTATACTTACTACATTTGATTCTGAATTAGTCTCTGTATCTGTACCATCTAAGACATGCAGTCCTGATAAACCTGGTTCTGTGACAGAGG